TGGACGAGTGTCTGGGAAGTCTTCTGTGCTAGGCCAATCGCGTAGTGCCTGACGGTAAGCCAACACTGCTGAAGCATTAGGGTAATCAGAAACTGTAGCGGCTATGTCTGTGCGTTGTAATTCTTCGTCACGCCATCTACGGGCTTTTGTCTCAACTGAAATATTATTTTCTACTACTATTAAAGCCATTATTTAACCCTCGTATAAACAGTTCCGCCTAGCTCTACGCCATTGGCTGATTGGTTTGATGTAATCTCATGAATACCATTCGCTAACCCAAATTTCCCTCCAGAGTCATCGCCAGCGTCAACCATCCAAAAATCAGAACCGTCCCAAGTTAAACCCTGTGGCGAGGTGTATGGCACCGTAGAAAAAGACTCTCCTTGATAAACGCCTGCTGAACTGTATTTGTGTACAGCGTCACTAACCACTCCAGTGACCCAGAAATAAGTTCCGTCCCACGTAATCCCTGTGGGCTGACTGTCTCTAACACTTACTGAAAAAGATACGTTTTGATAAACGCCTGATGAGTTGTATTTAAAAGCTTTGCGATTTTGGTAACCAATAACCCAAAAATGAGTTCCGTCCCAAGTTAAAGCTTTAGCACTTGTTTCTTGGCCACCCACGCTAAATTCTACGTTCTGATAAACGCCGCCTGTACTCCACTTGGTTACCTTGTTTTGACCATCTCCAAGAACCCAAAGGTAGCTCCCGTCCCAAACGATATCCTCAGGGTCGTTGTGTGTGGAGGACACGTCAAAGCTACTTTGTTCCACCCCTGCGGTGTTGTACTCAACCACATTCTTATTACCGTAAGTTCCTCCAACTACCCAAAAAGAAGTGCCGTCCCACGTAATTCCTGTAGGATCAACGGCAGACGCAGCTGTTGAAAAGGTTGAAACCAAAGCCTTAGAAGTAGAGGCATCTGGGTAAACGGATAAATCATCCTCAAAAACACCCGCCTTTAAGTACACCCTGCCGTCAGCCAACGTAACAACATTGGCACTGTTGTTTAATATAACAACTTCATTTACCTGTGATGCGCTACCGCCACCGCCTAAAGTAATAGCCATCTAAAGCTCCTCCCATCCAATTGTTGCATCAACGTAAACCAAAGACGCTCCAGCATCTGCTGCAAGCTCTCCATCGTCTGCCGTTGAATTTATGTTTGAGCCGTTACGAGCTACAGTGACTGTGCTGGTTCCAGCGTTCTTAATGAATACTACATCACCAGCACTAGGACTAGCGGGTAGCGTAATTGTTACTGCACTGCCTGAGTTAACAATGAGTTGGTCTTTACTAACAGCGGTATAGTTTCCTGTCTTGACAACAAAGTCATTATAAGCACCACCAATAGTTGCAAAAGCTAGTGTACCACTACCGTTAGTAGTTAAGCTCTGGCCTGCTGTACCGTCACTTACGTTTAGGCGAGCAATATCTACTGCATTGTCGGCAATCTTAGCTGCTGTTACTGCATCATCAGCAATCTTGGCTTGAGTCACGTTATCATCAACAATAGAAGCAGTCACTACGGCATTAGAGGCTAGTTTAGCAGCCGTTACTGCATCGTCAGCAAGTTTAGCTGTAGTAATTGAACCGTCAGCTACGCCGGTAAAAACACTTGCGTCAACATACGCTTTAACTGACTGCTGTGTAGGCAGCAACGTGGCACTGTTAGATGCCATATTGTCTTCATCAACAAATGCAGTAATGGAAATAGTGCCATCTGAGATAGTCTCAAATGTAGTAGTTCCTGTTAGTGCAGCACCAGCAGCGTCTGCTTTAGTTGCTGATGCAGTTGCAATGTTATTGAACTCTGTGTCAATCTCTGTGCCTTTAACAATCTTAGCAGCATCGCCTGAAGGCAGGCTATCCTTTGCTGCAAAGTTTACTGTCTTTGTATAGTTACTCATTAAATTAATCTACCTAAAAGTGCTTCAGTGTTTAACTCTTGTATTGACAAAGAGCCTCCATCAATTGTTGCTTCAATACCTATTGTAGCTACTTTACCTGAGCCTGTAGCTTTTATACTAGCAATATCAATTACATTAGTTACGCCATATTGAGAAGTAGCTACATTGTATTCAGAAATTCCGTACTCAGCCTGATTACTTTTGGCTATAGTAAATGACTGTGTGCTATAGTCTTCTTTGTAGTCATAAGCCCAGTTGCCAATTACTTGACTCTCTGAACCACCTATGACCGTAAAAGATATTTCCTTTAGCATTTTAATCTTTGAAGGATCACCAAAAGACATAGGGTTTGTAAAATACTTTATTGTGTATGAAGCAGTGTCATCAAGAAATCCATCGTATTGATTGATGCCTTTAGAACTACCCAAGTAAAGTAAGCCATCAGCAGTTCTAGTACCACAAAGTAAAGATACGTCTTTCCATGTAGTGGCTCTATAACTACCGTCCTCTAGCGTACCTCTCATGTCAAACACATAGACTTCTGATGACTGTGGCAGCAACAGCAAGTAAAAAGAATTCTCAGGACTATAGACAGACTTAATGACACTTGTTATTTCTGAGCTTACTGCCGCCATTAAGTTGTCTCTAACATTCTTGGACACATTGCCAATAGGGTTAGACTTCTCTTGTATAACTCTGCCTAAGCTACGCAAACCAGAGTCAGACAGGAAGATCAAGTCTGTACCTATGGCCTGTATACTGTCTCTAGCAATACAGCCAATACCAGTAATAGTGTCTGATAGAGTCATACTAGCAGGCGTTGAAGCACCACTGTATATTAGGATACTACGCTTACCAAAGATAACTAAAAAGTTGTTAAACTCTTGTAGAGCTACAATCTCATCGTATCCTGTAGGCCATACAGTAGTTATGTCCAATGAACCTGATGACCCACCATGCCAATCATCACCGTCCAGTAAGTCAGACCAGTAGACTGTGTAGGAATTGTTTGCTACATCTGCTGCCCAAAGTCTACCAAAGGAAGCTAACACTTCATTGGCTGCTGGTGCAGCGTGTGCACCGTCAACAACTGCTGTAAGAGTAGTGCTGCCTGCAACGCTCATAAGTGCTGCATGTCCACTCTGGAAGAAGTAAACGTCATTGTTAAAGCTGACAATCTTCCAGTTGTTTGCTGTGATAGAGTAACCACCGGGAAGCGTTACTTCAGACAGCGTAGATGTCCCTGTAAATATCTTGTTGTTACCAGCAGAGAATACAGTTTTAGTTCCGTCTCTAGCACAGAACTCAAACACTGCTTCAATACCACTACTAGACCCTAGAGGTGTAGCAGAGCTAGTAATCTTCTTTATGCCTTTACGTGCTGCAATACGACCAAACTTGTCAATAACAGCATTCTCAGCTACAGAGGCAAAGGCTGGGTCTTGAGTTACAGGAGAGTCTTGTGTGTTAAGTCCCTTGAACCCCGGAGCAGCAATATAAATGTTCTGTCTTTGTTGAGCCATTAGGGTACCGTATAGATAAATTCTTCAGGATTCTTGTAGGCATCTAAAGCAATAGCATCAGATAAGTGTCTGTCTGCAATCAGGAAGTAATCCTGTGCTGTAGTACCCCCAGTTTCACCACGCTCTCTAGCTAACAAAGCTACAGCGTTGTGTACAATAGCGTTCTTAGGTAGAACTGTAGTCTCTGTATCACCAGACAATTCAGCTTCCCTAGCAATTAAGTCAAAACGAAGACTAAATACGCCTGATGGCTTAGGGTAAACTTTTACTTTAGTATCCCCATTAGTATTAATACCATTAAACGTATATGAGTCAGGACTGCCAGTTACTTCACCAGAAATATAATAAGCATTGTTAAACCAGTTAGGTGACTCATAGCGCATAAAAAAATTAGAAGTGTCATTAATAGCACTATACACTCTAACACGTTCTCCAGCGTTTGTCAAGGCATAATCTACAGTATCTGCTTCAGTAGTCACTACAATAGTTGTGCGTAGTGTAGACCACTGATGTGCATCTTCTACAGTACGTTTTGCGTCGTTAACAAAGTCACCTACCATCTTGCTGTAAGTGTTCTGTGCTACACTAGTTACTTCATCCTCTCGTAGCCTACGTAGTACCTCGTTGACTATGTTCAAATATGTGGTACTCATATGAATCCTTTAAATAAACCCTGTAATACTGAAGGAGGTTGGTAGCTTCTGTTTTGCTGTAACCTTTCTACTAACTCAGGTGCTTGATATGTTTTCTTAAACTTGTAATCTTCAAAGTCTTGTGGTGTGTATGGTACAACTCCACTTCCTTGGTTTGCTAACAGCCCAGTAAGTAAGCCTATGCCTAGACCAGAGCCTCTACCATCACCATCACCATCACCATCACCATCTCCATCTCCATCTCCATCTCCATCTCCAGAACCATCCCCATCTCCAGAGCCATCACCGGGGCCAGTGCCTGAAGGATCTCCAGTGCCTGTAGGGCCTATAGGATCTCCAGTGCCTGTAGGGCCTGTAGTGCCTGTAGGGCCTGTAGGGCCTCCAGTACCTGTAGGGCCAGTAGGGCCTCCAGTACCTGTAGGGCCAGTAGGGCCTGTAGGGCCCATAGGATCTCCAGTGCCTGTAGGGCCTGTAGGGCCTCCAGTACCTGTAGGGCCAGTAGGGCCTGTAGGGCCTCCAGTACCTGTAGGGCCAGTAGGGCCTGTAGGGCCTCCAGTACCTGTAGGGCCAGTAGGGCCTCCAGTACCTGTAGGGCCTGTAGGGCCTCCAGTACCTGTAGGGCCTCCAGTACCTGTAGGGCCTCCAGTACCTGTAGGGCCTGTAGGGCCTGAAGGGCCTGTAGGGCTAGTGCTGTTTAACCCAGCTACTCTGGAAGCTTCTGCAGCCGCAGCCGCAGCAGCATCTGCAGCTTCCTTAGCTAATCTAGCAGCCTCTGCAGCCGCTTTAGCATCCGCAGCTTCCTTAGCTAATCTAGCTGCTTCTGCAGCCGCAGCAGCTTCTGAAGCAGCTTTAGCATCCGCAGCTTCCTTAGCTAATCTAGCTGCTTCTGCAGCGGCTTGGGATTCTGCAGCTAATCTAGCTGCTTCTGCAGCATTATTAGCTTCTTGAGCTAATCTAGCTGCTTCTGCAGCCGCAGCAGCTTCTTGAGCTAATCTAGCTGATTCTGCTTCTGCAGCAAGTCTAGCTGCCTCTGCAGCAGCTTGAGCATCAGCAGCAGCTTTAGCATCAGCAGCAGCTTTAGCATCAGCAGCAGCTTTAGCGTCTGCAGCAGCTTTAGCATCAGCAGCAGCTTTAGCATCAGCAGCAGCTTTAGCATCAGCAGCAGCTTTAGCATCAGCAGCAGCTTTAGCATCAGCAGCAGCTTTAGCATCAGCAGCAGCTTTAGC